TGGGTACCATGCACGGTCTCCCGGTGTTCGCCGACGCGCTGATTCCGACCAACCTTACGGCTGATTCGGGTACTGGCGAGGACGCGATTATCGTTGCCCGCGTCTCCGATCTGATCCTTTGGGAGTCGGACATTCGCGCGGAGGCTTTCGAGCAGACGTACGCGCAGAACATGAGCGTCTTTGTGCGTCTCTACAACTATGGGTCTTTCCAGCCTGCGCGGTACGCCCCGTCTATTTCGATCATCACCGGTAGCGGCCTAGCTGCTCCGAGCTTCGCGTAAGGAATCGCCCGTGTCTCAGGTCATTTACTTTCAGAATCAAGATGTACCTGTGGCATGGGCGCCCCTTGACGACAGTGGAAATGCAATCTCGGGTGGGTCGGTTACGGTCACTGCGACGGTAACCGACCCTAACGGGAATGTGACCACGCCGGTTGTCTCGCCAACGGTGGCGGGCACCTTCGGCGCTGTCGTCAGTTCGGCGTCAGCGCCGGGCGTATGGGTCGTTACGTGGCTTGCCACAGGTACAAACGGCAACAGCACCAGGGTTCGAGCCGCGTACACCGAGCAATTCCAAGTTCAGCAGGGCGGCGTTCAGCAGATCATTGACCTTGCCTCGGTCAAGGACTATCTCCGCATTCCGGTAACGGACACCACGCGGGATAACGCGCTGATGGGCTTCATTTATGCCACCAGTGAGGTTGCCCGCGATTTTTGCGGACCGTTCCTACCTGAGCAGCATACGCAGTATCTCGACGGCGGATCGTCCAAGATTGTTCCGGATTGGCTTCCCATCATCTCCATTCAAAGTGTGACCGAATACTACGGCCTGTCGGCGTTCTCCATTACTGAGCAACCGCTAGGCACTCAGCAGAATGCTTTCGGGTTCACGGTTGACTACACGACTGGAGAGATTACGCGGCGCACCTTTGGTGGCGAGGCCGCTTACTGGGCTAGGGGCGCGAAGAATATCAAGATTGTTTACACAGCCGGTCGCACGGGTCCGCTTCCGTGGTCTGTGCGCCTCGGCGCGCTGGAAATGGTTCGCCACCTGTATCAGCTCACGCAACAGGGTGGACGGCCGAGGTTCAATAGCAGCGCGCTAGACGGCATGGACGCGCCAGACGTGCCTACCGGATTCGCTGTACCGCAAAGGGTTGTTGAGCTTTGGGCCGCTGACCGACGAGCGCCGGGAATCGCCTAATGCAGCTATCAGACCTTGCGAACATTCCGCAGAGCACAAGCGTCTTGGCCCGTGAATACATGTTCACGAACCTTACCGCCGTGCTTCCCGCTGACACGGCCAACGGTTCCGGCTTGCTCGTGTGCTATGACGAGCCAGGGCCGGACGAGCCTGACGACATTGTTTGTATCGGCAATGTCCAAATGGACTACGAGCCCGGCTCTTTCGTGGGCTCCGGTGGCGCCGGTTGGCTACGTGAGCGATACACGCTGACGATCATCATTGACGTGTATCGCGGTGGCGATAACCCGCAAATGACTTTTGCGCGCGCTCAGTACCTCGCTGACCTCGTGTGCGCCGTGGTGCGATACGACGTTCAGCTTGGCACTGGATCTAACGGCGCTGGTCAGCCACAGATCATCACTGCCACCCCCAAAACCTCGAATATCGAGAGCGAGTGGGATGAGCAGCACAAGGGGCGACACTCGACCGCCACCGTTGAAATCAGCATCTTTGCACAGCGTTAGGACGCGCAATGCCCAACTTCATGTTTAAGGGTGGCTATCCCAAGTACTACCCGGATTCCGGTCTGTACGTTCAGCCAAACGAGGTCTATCCCCTCGACTCCGCGCCGGACGCCGATTGGGTCGAAGCGCCGGACGCCGCTGGTGGCACGCTGCGCCCCGTGGAAGCCCCTACAAAGCCCGCTGAGGCCGTTTCAGCGACCCCGGCTACTCAGGACAGCCAGACCGACCTAGAGGCCGCCGAGGCGCTTCTAGAGTCCAATCCTGAGCTTGCCAAGCGACTAGTGGAAGAGGCGGGGGCAAAGAATGCCTAAGCCGGTAGTTAAGTCAGTACTCGAAATCGGCCCCGAGGCCACGGCGGGTACTGTTGCGGCAACGCTGATTGCCGTCCCGGTGACCAACATCGCCGCGAAGAACACCGTTACTCAGCTAGTTGACAAGGGCTGGCGGGGTTCGGCGGTTGACTCATACGACGTGGTTGCGGGTATGATCACGGCCGAGGTTGACTTTGATGGCGATGTGTTCCTAGACACTATCGGCTACGTCCTCGCTGGCATGTTCGGCGATGTCCAGGAAACCGGCTCGTCCGCGCCGTATACTCACACGTTCAACCTACTGAACAGCGGTACGACTCAGCCGCTCACGCATACCATTCTGGATTACTACGCGGCGGGTACCCGTACGTATTCTTCGGCGCGCTATAGCGAACTTGACTTCAAGTTCAGTCCTGACGCGCTGCTGACTTACTCGGCTAAGGCCATGAGCTTTGGTGGGGTCACGGGAACCGCCCCGACGCCTAGCTACACCAGCGTTGAGGTTCTGCCCGCGTGGACAGGCGTGGTCAAGATCGGCGGATCAGCGTATGCCGAGATGACGGACGCTGAGATCAACGTCAAGCGCAGCGTTACCGCAATCAAGACGATCAACAACTCTCAGACTCCATACGCGATTTTCGCGGGTGTGATGACCGTTGAGGGCAAGGCGACCCTCGTCATGGAAGACGACACGTACCTTAACGAGTACCTGAACGCTACCAAGACGACGCTTGACTTTACGTTCACGCAGAGCGTTGGCAACTCCATTGAGTTCAACCTTGCAAAGGCAAACCTAACCGCCGCTGATGTCCAGCGCGGCAAGGAATATGTGGAACTGCCGATCTCTTTCAAGGCGTACGGCAACAGCACGAACGTCGGGACGAGCGCCGGTTACGGTCCGCTGACTGTCACGCTGACCAACTCCGTTGCCACCGGCCTTTACAACGTCGGCCACTAACCCATAGCCACCCTGTCACGTGACAGGGTGGTTCCCTTTCCTCTAAGGACGAGACATGCAGACTGTCACCCTTCCCAGTGGCAAGAAAGTTCATCTACGCGCCGTGGCTGACATTACCGAGCGTCAGCGGAGGCCGCTAGCCAAGCTACGTGCCAAGCTCGCGAGTCACCGCGAGGTCGCCGAGATTATTAGCAAGCACGAAAGCGGCAAGAAACTGACCAAGGCCGAAGAGGCAGCAATTGAGACTCAGGTTGCGCCGCTCCTAGACGTGATCGAGGAACTAGGGGACAGGCTCATTGTTGCCGCTGTTGCCGGTTGGGATTACCCCTTTGATGTCGATTACGACCACGTTCTAGACATTGCCGCGCAAGATCTCGACAAGCTGCGCGAAATCGTTGCGCCGATCATGGGTGAGCTGTTCCCGGACTTCAGTCCTACCAAGGATCAGGATTCCCCTACTGGAGTCTAAAGCGGCTTAAGGCCACGCTGGACGGTAAACACTCATACGATCCGGACGAATACCCGTCCGAAGAGTTCCGCACGTGGCGTCTCTGCACCCTGTTGCACAAGTCCCCCAGTGAGCTAGACGGCGAGTCGGCCACCAAGCTTGATTGGCTACTAGCCGTTGACAACGTGATTGCGGAGTACAGGAAAGAACAGGCGGAACGCAATGGCTAGCGAGCCCTTTATCGCTGTGCGCGAGTTTGTGAAGGGCGTAGACGAGGCTATTGCCAAGGTTGACGGGGTGGTTGCCCGTTCTGATGCTGCCACCCTGAAAGCACTCAAGGTTTCTCAGCGCATCGCGAAAACCTCGATCAAGTCGGGTATGCGCGGTCGCCCACGTTGGGACCGCCGTGGCGCCATCGGGCGTGACAAGTCCATTCCCGCTGTGAACCTGAATTTGACCCCGCACCATGTCACCAAGACGGGCGGGCCGGGCCGTCTTACTGGCCACCTATCTAAGGCGGTTGGCGGCGTACGGCGTCCGAAAAAGCGTTTCGGCGAATGGCACGGCGGCGTGGGTGTAGGTGGCCCTAAGTCGATTACAAACCTGTATCGCAAAAAGGTAGACGAAAAGCAGCCATTTATGCGGCCGGGAGTAAAGAAAGCAGAGCCCAAGATAGCCAAGGCATACGAGGCGGAGTGGGCAAAGGCAACGGAGACCTAGCATGGCACTACCCCCCGTATTCATTGAGTTCATTGGCTCGTATGCTGGCCTTAAGGTTGCTGCTGATGGCGTCAAGCGTGAACTAGCCTCAGTCAAAGAGGACTCGTCCCTAAGCCAATTTGCGTCAATCTCCAGTACCGCGCTTCTAGGAATTGGCGCCGCTCTGGCTGGAGTCGGATACGAAAGCGTCAAGCTAGCGGTCGGCTTTCAGCAGACCATGACGCGAATCAGTACTCAGGCAGGTGTGCCAAAGGCCAACCTCGCCGAGCTGGGAAACGACGTTCTCAACCTCGCTGGACAGGTCGGATTTAGCCCTGACTCACTCGCCGAGGCGCTTTACCACGTCGAATCGTCTTTTGCATCCTTCGGTATCAAGGCACCACAAGCCATGAACCTCGTCAAGATTGCGGCCGAGGGCGCTGCGGTCGGTGGTTCTGATCTAGTCGAGACACAGAATGCGCTAGACGCCGCTGTTGCCTCGGGTATTCCCGGCGCGCAAAACTTCGCCGAGGCTATGGGCAACATTAATGCCGCCGTTGGCTCCGGTGACATGCAGATGCAAGACTATGTTGACGCACTAAGTCAGGGTCTACTAGCCGTGGTCAAGGGCTACGGACTGACACTGACGGACGTTAACGCCGGTCTAGCCACCTTCGGCGACAACAACATCAGAGGCGCAAACGCGGCAACCGATCTCCGCATGGCTGTCCAGGCACTAGCCGTCCCTGCCAAGGGCGGCGCGGATATGCTAGCGAAGCTTGGCCTGCAAGAGGACTCGCTAGCTAAGGACATGCAAAAGGGCGGCCTCAACGCGGCTGTAACAGACCTTGAGAACAGGCTCAACAAGGCCGGTATCAAGGGTAACGAGGTCGGTGCGGTCATGACCACGCTGTTTGGCAAGAAAGCCGGTAGTGGCCTCGACGTGCTAATGGGTCAGTATGACCGGCTCGAATCCAAGTACCCCGAGCTTGAGAAGTCAGCCAAGGGATTTAACTCGGCGGTTGACCAGCAAAACGCCACCATCACACAGCGAGTGA